CGTATGTGTTCCGTGCCTTTTTATATCATAGATCATCACGCAAAAGGACTCTGCGCGCGCGACTACATAAAGGAATTACGCTACAAAAAACGCCAGTAGTGTATTATATACACTATGGAACAAGAACCCTATAAAGTAGACACCTTTGATTCTGAGTTTGCTAATTTAACGCTGGAACAAAAAGCCGAAAAAGCGTTAGATATAGCCCTCAAACAAATCAACACGTGCTACGAATTCAAAAAACCACGCTTAGCAAAGTTAGGAAAGTATTGGGCATTATACGATGGAGATATACCAAAAAAGCTCAGACAGCTTTTTTCTGTACCTATCCCAGTATTTCCCGGTATGATCGACACACTTAATGCACAGAATGATACGCCTATCAGACTCAAGTACAAAGAAGGCGATCCATCAGATTATTTCAAGGTCAAAAAAATACAATCTGCATGGAATAATGACATCCTTGATTCTGCACAGAATAGCAAATGGGATGATAAACTACGTACCGCACGCAAGCATGCAATCATGAACGGTATAGCAATACTTGAATTTAGACCATCATCAGACCCTCATTATCAAACGAACCTCGAAAACGTACCACTTAAACATTTCAATTTTCAACCAGATGGTGGCAAATTCATAGAAGATCACCTATTTGCTGGTAGAGAAGATATAAAACGAACAACAGCCGACCTTAAAAAAGGTGCAAAAAACGGCATATACAATAAAACACAGGTATCACGATTGCTTGCATATTGTGGCAATACCGATCAGTTGCCGGCAGATTTGAACAACCGAGAAGAAATATACAATCGATTCAAACCATTAGGACTCGATGCTGGCAATAACGCATACGTAGGCACCACTGTCCATAAACTCGTATCGCATATCCTAGAGATAGATGGAGAGAGATACTACATATTCTTTGATCCATGGACAAGAACATGGCTTGATTTCAGACCTTGGAAAGAAATAGAAGAATCTAATGAATACCCTTGGGTTACATATGCAACACATGATGATGATGAAAATTTCCTATCCAAAGCGTATTCAGACGATTTATATTACGCATCAGACTCAATCGTAGCCCTATTCAATCAGGAACTTACAAACCGTGAGAAGCGTAATTTTGGTGCGCGAGCATATGATAAGGAGATGTTCAAAGACGTAAAAGCCCTAGATGAAGCTATGTATCGACCTGATGCATTGGTCCCTGTCGATACTAAGGGTGGATCACGCAGAATTAGCGAGGGAGTATACGAATTCAAAGTTGGTGAATTGGGCGGAACCGTCAATCTTATTGATTGGATTAGCGGTACTCTAGGTCAAAACACCGGAGCAACAGAGCTAAGCATGGGATCTGTACAAGACTCATCCAAAAAAGCATCAGTTGTTTTTGCAGAACAAAAAGCCGTATCAAAACGTCTATCATGGAGTTCTCAACCATTCCAGTCAATGATGGCAGATCTAGGCCGTAAATATATATGGGGATTAAAACAGCATATGCCTGCTAAAATGGCTATCCGCATGCTAGGAGAGCAAGGATTAGATTGGGATGAAATAACCAGAGCAGACCTTAAAACCTCAAAAGATATAGATGTTCTCATTGTTTCAACAGAACAAGAGCAAGCAGATAATGAAATGAAAGCACAGAAACGTGAAAAAGCCCTTGCCCTCCTTGCTCAAAGTCCAAACATCAACAGCAAAAAACGTGATGAAGAAATACTACGTTTTGCCGGCTATGAAGATGCAGAGATAGCAGAATTCCTTGATAACGTCACATTTGCGGATCGGAAGTCTATGGCTATGGCACAGCAAGCTATACAGCTTTGTCTAACTGGCAAACCTTTGACTCAATGGTATGGAGCTACTGTTGCCTTTATGCAAAAAATCCTCGACTTTACAGCAGATAAAAGGATGTCTATCACTATGGATCAATACACAAAACTGGTTCAATACGCAATGTCCCATAGAGAGATAGTACAAACTAATATCGAACGTAAAGTTGCAGAACAAGGCCGTATTGAACAGGCTAATACCCAACAATTAGGAGGAAGTATGATGCCACAGCAATCACAAGCATCTAATCCGGGTGTTCCGGGCGGAATATCAAAAGCAATGAACATAGGTAATAATGCAATATAATGACACCAGAAGAACTAAAACAAACGTATAAGATATTTGTGGAAGACGAAAAAGACCCAGAAATAAAGGCTGAGAATACGGCCGTATGGAAAGACCTAGAAAAACGCATCGGAGATAGCAATTTAATAAAAAGCTGGCGTGAGCATGACTTTACCAAAATGCTGATGTCCGAAGTTAGATCACAATACCGATCATTGCTCGCAGAACAATTGCAAACCGAGAACATAGAACAGCAGAGATTAAACGAAATATGGGCGCAACGTAAGACTATGGAGTGGGTGCTACACCTTGCCGAAGATAATCCAGATCCAGAAATTTTGCGTATTCAGAGAGATATCCAAGCGTTTCTCGCAAAATAAACGCTACATTTTAGAGTGATGTTGTATACTAAGATAGTTATTAAAAATAAACAAACATTTATGGCAAAACTAACAAAAAACGAAGTAATCGAAAAATTAGAAGAACTAGGCATTGATTATGATGCTGATGCTAAAGTTGCAGACCTTGTTGCATTGCTCCCACAGCCAGAAGATAACGGAGAAGAAGATGCAATGGAGAATCCAAATCCAAAAACATCAGGTATAGCACGAGTATCATATCGAGGAGAGGTCCGAGATTATAGCTCAGAAAGACACGGCAAAGAATACAAGAAACTTGCAGAAGAATTTGCAAGGAAACAAGGTGGAACAGTAGATCTGTTGTAATTTGCACTGCCTATCTATATGGTAGGCAGAACAAAAGACACCAGTCTTTTCCCGGCACTGCACGGCTTTATCGCAGTACATGTTATAGGATCATGGCCAAACCTATCCCCCAGCGACTGAGGGGCCTTAAATAATAAGTCAATATGTCTAAAAAAGAACAAGAAGCAATCGATGCATACAAGGAAGCAGGTGTAGATCTAGATGATCTAGATATACCTACAAAACCAGATGCACCGGATCCTGTTCCAACTGACGACACTGAGAAAAAGCCTGTTATCAATAAAGATGACGAGGAAGACAACTCAGAGAAATCAAAAAAGAAGAGTATCTATGACGAATACAAGGAAAAAAAGAATCAGTTGAAAGAAGCTCAAAAAGCTCAAGAGCAAATGGAGAGCAAGTATCAATCCCAGATAGATGCCTTAACGCAGACTATCGAGGAGATGAAAGCAAACCCAACTCAAAAAGCAAAAGAAGACACAAAAGATGAATTTGATGCTTTAATTCAACAGATAGAAGATGATGGTGGAGATGTCGAAGTTGTAAAAAAACTGCGCGCAACCATCACAGAAGACCTTTCTAAGAAGTTTAATTCTGCGGATACTGAGGAACTTAAAACAGCACTCAGTCAATTCAAAGAATGGCAAACTCAGAACAGTCAGGCAATTGCTGAAAAGAAGTTTAATGACTCACTTAAAGCAATAGAGCCAGCTATCAAGACTATTTTTCCAAATATCTCAGATGATGAGAAGAAAATCGTCCAAGAAGAACTAAGAGAACTATCCTCTAAAGCTGAATGGAAAGACAAAGAATTAGATTATATTTTGTTCAAAAACAAGGATACAATCTCAGACTTTGTGTCACCAAAAAAGCGCGGATTTGATTCAAAAGGTAGGGCAATGGATACAACAGTACCACCTACAGAATTTGAATCAGAGCCAGACTTTTCAAAGATGACAATCAAACAGCAAACAGAATGGGAGAGAAACTACAGAAACAACCCAAATAGTGGAGGACTACATACCGATAGTGATGGACGAAAAATAATCCTATAGACACGAATTCTTTTTTGATAATTTATCCAATTAATTTATCAAAATAATGAATCCAAACACAATGACATTCAAGACGGTATTCTCAGCAGAATATCAGTTGTCACACTTCAAGGAACCTGTATACCAGATCCTTGCAGACACACGTCTTGAATCAGGCCTTACAAAAGGTCAAACAGTTGCTCGATCATATTCATCAGACTTAGGTCCTGCGAATGATATGGGTGGCGATGGTAGCTACTCTACAGAAGCTATCGCAGATACACAGGAAACACTGGTAATCGACAAAGAAAAAGAGAAGTCAATCTACATCAAAGAATTAGATTTGCTACAAGCACATCTTCCTCTTAAGCAGAAATACGGCCGTAAAATAGCTAATGCTCTTGTAAATCAGATTGATGCAGACGTTTTGCTTACTGTATATCAGGGAGCAGGAACATCACTCGATGATGGAGATTTTGGCGGAACAGCAGGTAATGGTCTAACAGCCACAGCCTCAAACATTGCAACAGTATTTTCTGTAGCAATGCAGAAGCTCCGATTGAATAACACCATCTACTACAACAAACGATTTAGCTCAGCAATGAAGCTAGAGGAGATGGAAAATATGCCGGTAGCAGTTATCTCTCCAGAGATTCTTACCTACATTGAATTGTACCTAGGTGGTAAAGACACATTGCTCGGAGATCAAGTATCTCGAAATTCATATCATGGATATTTCCACGGATTTGAATTGTTCCTATCTAACGCTTTGGTGTGGACAGGATCACTTGCACTTGCAACTAACCCAACAGATGGCGACACAATCACCATCAATGGCGTAACATTGACTTTCCGTGCAACCCTCGGATCAACAGCAGGAAGTATTCATATCGCTTCAACAGTGGATATCACACGAGCAAACCTCGTAGAATTCCTTAATGCTGGTGGTGCAACCACAGAAGCAGAAGACACAGATACTGGATACGTTGCTGTTTCAACTGCAAATCGAAAGAAATTGAAGAATATGGTATGGACTAACGATAACACCGGAGATGTTGCTACAGTAGTATCAGCAGGATGGGGTACCGTAGTTGTATCAGAAACTTTGACCGCGGCAGGAAACGTATGGACACCTGCCCTACAGCAATTGCACATGATATTCTCTCTAGCACGACAGGCATGTTCTCTCGTTGTTCAGAAGAAACCATCAATGACAGATAACCCTGTTACAGGTAAAGTAGGACGAGATTATATCGGATGGACAGTGTACGGATCAAAAGTCTTCACAGACCAAGCTCCTGCAATCGTAGAACTTGCTGTTAATGCATCAGCCTTTACTTCAAGCCCTACAACTGTTAATTAGTAACTAACCTTAGACACCTATGAACAACACAATCAAAATAGTCGTTGGACTCATTGTTGGAGTTATAGTTGGTCTACTAATTCCTACAGGAAGCACGACAAGCAATCTCGGTGGTGTATACCACTCAGTGCGCGAATACTTCAATGAGGGCATTAGCGTAGGTAAAACCAATGAGTTTACCGTATCTAATGCCGGAGAAGTGGTCACATCAGGAGATTTGACAATCGGTGGCGGAACTTTGACAGTTAGTACATCTAACACAGCAACCTCAACAATTGCTGTAGGATGTATTCAGTCATATGCTACCTCAACCGCAACATCACTCCGTCTACAATTCACAGCATCAACCACAGCCCCTACAAACGGCTCAGGTGTGATACCAGTGATTAGTTACGGAACTTGTCCGGGACTGTAATATCGACCTTACTCTCGCCCTTTATGGGGCGAGGGATAAGGTTAATAGATAAATTATAAACATATGTATAAAACATACACACCAACGTACAAAGCAACAGCAGGTGCAGATCAGGTTATTTCAACTGGCAAATCAATTTTGCATGCAATCATCATAGGTGCAGATGTTGCATCATCAGTTATTGAAGTATCTGATAGTGCAACTGATGGAGATGGAAACGTCAAGATATACTTGGCTGGAAGTACACTCATGACATCTACAGGTGGTGCAATCAAAGTAGGCGCGCTATTTCCAAATGGTATAACAGTAGATACAACCAACCAAACACACGTAACCTATATCTGGGAACCTATAGCATAATATGTCTGTACAACTGCGACCACAACAAAATTTCACGGTGGTACGTCAAATAGCGAACCACTTAGATACCGACACATACTATGTTCAGGCTGTTATTCGCAATGCATATACAGATGCAATCCTAGCTACTCTACAGCTAGAAAACAAAGGATCACAACGATTCAAAAAAGATTGGCAAGTGCCAGCAGATACATCAGGTCAAGGATTCTATATTTCTATAGTGACATCTGTATACACAGATTCGGGCTATACAACTAAAAGCGAGAACTATGGCGATGAAGAAACCACATACCTCGTACATCAATTGCCAACTAATCTCGGTGGCGGTGGTGGAGGGGGGGTAGATGCGCGAACATTACGTAGGATTGTTGAAGAAGTAGTCAAAGCAAACAAAGCCCCCAAAGTAACTATCCCCAAAGCTCCTACATATGAAATGAGGTGGGATGAAGTATTAGATGGTATAGAGGAGGTACAAAAACTAATCGGAGGTATCAAATTAGAACCTACTGATCTGCAACCTATACTCGATAAGCTCAGCGAGCCAAAAGAAGATACCGGCATATCTGTAGAGGATGTAGAAACAATAATGAACCAAATCGCGGACAAAACAATCGAGTCTGTGGATAACTCTGTGGATAAGGGGATTAAGTCACTTACATTCACATCTGCTTTTGTGTTACAACCTAAAATTAATAAAGATAGACCGCAAAAAGAAGAAGAAACGCCTGATGACAAGCCATTAATAGATATTAAAAGATTAACATCATGATAACAACAGGAACACAATTAGCTACCTTTATTACAGAACTCAATGGTGGTGCTTCTATGGATGCAACACTCATGGATATTTTAGTATCTAATGCAAAGGCTATTTTAGAGGAAGAACGCCCATGGGTAGTATTACGCAAAACAGATAAATCCCTATCAGCTACTACAGCCGGTACATGGCAGACGGCAATATCACTTGCCGACATAACAGATTTTTCACGTCTATATGAAGATAAATACCCTATTAAGATATTTGATGGTGATCAAAGGGTAGAGTATTACGAGTTGGTCCCATTCAATCAAAGACTAGAATTCAAAGACAGCTCACATACAGCAGTAATTGACGAAAACGCAAAAGTATTATATCTCAACGGTATAGTGCCTTTTGACGGCACATTATGGATTGATTATCAGTCTACATCTACAGAAATAGACATCGCATCTGATAGTGCAGTATGGACAGTATTCCCATCACGATTCCTGCCTATTCTCGGATACTATGCTATTGGTATCAACAAAGGCGCAATTGACTACGATTCAATCAACCGTCAAATGCTACCCACCAACAGAGATACATTCCTCGCTCTAAAAAACGCAATGGAAACATGGGATGATAGAAAACAATCTGTGCAGATAAGATCATACGACCCTACAGAACGCTATACAACCCATAGAAACGGCTCAATTAATATACACGACTAATATGCCCGATTTTGAGATAACAACCTTTTACGGACAAAATACAGCCATAAAGGACATAAAAACTCTAAAGCCCGGCTATAGCCCTGATGCACTCAACTGGATGACAGGAAAGGATAAAGACCATATTGAACTACGCAGAGGTAGAGCAAGACTTGGTGCTACAGATAACGGTTCTGGTAAAGTCACTGGTATGGGTGTTGGTATTCGATATAACGCAACTGGTGAAGAACGCTTTTTTTACTCTTTCGGTCAAAAAATACAATACTACGACCCTATAACTGATGATGTAGCAGAATGTGGTTCTGACATCCTTGGAGTACAAGCAGACGGCGAAGACGTATGGTTTAGAGCATATCAAAGCCTTGCAGGTTCATTTGTCTATGCTGGATCGCCAAATTCAGGTATATACAAAATACCAACCGCTAATCCGGATAGCCCTGTAGATCAAGCAGTATCTAACTATAGATTCGGTGTTTTTCATATAGGACAAAACAGATCATTCGCTTCACAGCGTAATGGTACTGTGGCCGGCAATAAAGATTCAACAGGATTATACCTTTCGTACATAGATAAAGACCAACTCTCTGATTACACGCAGGTTACAGGAGAATCATTCGGAACAGGTGATGGTAGCACAAAGCTGTTCACACACACGCTATCAGCCATTTCTGCCCCAAAAACAGCTATGTATGTGTCTGTCACAGACGGCACAGAAACATTTGTCGATGATAGAGATGGTAATATGATAGGTTCTCTTGGAGGAACCGGTACGGTAAACTACGCAACCGGTGCAGTATCAGTGACATTTAACACAGCCCCAAACAACTCTCAGGCTATAACATGTAGCTATTATCACGAAACATCCACATCTACAGGTATTCTTGATTATTCAGGAGGATTTAACGGACAAGGTAAATCATTCAGACAAGATGACGGTGCAGGTAATACTATGGCAATTTTCAACCTCAACACCATTGAGTATTGTTTTCATGTTTTGCGCACATGGCAATTCACGGCAACGCTAGATGATACAGAATCAACCAACTTACCATATCGAGAAGTAGGTATACCCTACACACGATCAGCCTTTAGAACACCAGAGGGTATCATATTTGCCGATGTATCACGCCCTACAGAGCCAAAATTCAGACGATTACGTGTACTTGGTGGTACAACCAACACCACTATTGAACCATTGTCTGTATCAGATGCACTCGATTTAACACCTTTCGCTTTTGATTATTGTGTCGCTTTTAGATGGGGAGATTATGATATTTTTTGCGTACAAGAAAAAATTGCCGGTGTAGCCAATGCATATAACAGTGTTATGTGGATTAGAAACGTAATATCGCAAGCATGGGATAAATTAGACTATTACGCAACAAGCCTTGTAGAATACAACGGCATGCTCATTGCCGGTGATTCCCTATCTAACAATCCGCAAATTCTTTTCTCAGGATATGACGAGGACGGAGATGTGATTGCAAATTACTGGACATCATCAGACTTAGACCTTAATTCATCCAACTCAAAAGTAGTACACAGAATGGTGATTGATGGACTAATACAGAAAATACAAAACGTAGATGTACAAATATCATACGATGGCGGTCCTTTCTCTACTGTCTTTACCATAGATGGCGCAGGATCATATGTAGATACAGGAATATCAACATACATCGGAGGTCCAACACTCGGCTCAAAGGTTATTGGTGGAGGTGGATCAGATTCAGCCCATCCGTATGAGGTAGACTTTCCATTACATTCGCCTAAATTTAATTTCATCCGGGTGCGATTAGAAGCAAAAGATGTAGGATATGTTTCGGTAAACTCGATTGTCTTCAAGGACATCAGGGACAAAGGCCGTAAAATTATCCCTACAAGGACACAATAACGCTACACAATTATTAAAAATGTTAATATAAAATCATGATACACACACTCGCAAAATTTCTTGTCGCACCTCTTGTTTTTGTTCTAGGACTAGCTGGATATACAGTTAGCCCTATAGATCAAGTCACTGTCACAGCACCTGTAGTAGATACAAATCTAGGTGTTGCATTACCATCAGCAACAGCCGTATTTGAAACATCACTTTCCGCGCCTATTACATCAACGGCAACATCCATGTCGTTAGCATCTAACTCAATTCGAGGAGGACAAACACTTTCAGGATATAACTGTTTTACAATTGACGAGGGGACAACACAAGGAGAATACGTTTGTGGTACTGTTTCAGGTACTTCGGTCACATCTTTAATTCGTGGTATATCCCTTACAAACGGCACATCTACAATCGCATCTCTACAATTTGCACATCGCAGGGGCGCAAATGTCAAAATTACAGACTTCCCTTTAATCCAACTACTCAAAGCACAAAATAACGGAGAAGAAACATACGAAAATCCACTTGTCTATGCATCAGGAGTATCTAACGATCCAACAGCAACACAGGAAATAGCAAGCGTAGGATACGTAAATAACGTATCTTTTCAAGGTGTAGCAACTTCAACAGAGTCTACCGGTGGAATTGTTGAACTCGGAACCCTTGCAGAACAAGCATCATCATACGATGGCGGAGTAAACAAACCAACGGTAATACAAACAAAAAACAGCACATCAACCTGCCAAGTAGTAGGT